TAGTCTATAGTGCCTGAAAACGTAAGGTGACCTCATGGTTGGACTGACATACGCAACGTACAAGACGCAGATCGCGGAGATGGCGGTAGTCGCGGAGAATGATGTCAGCTTTCTGGCAATCCTTCCCTCAATGATTGATTACGCCACTCTGCGCATCAACCGCGACCTTGACCTCTTGGCCACATCGGTATCGCTGTATGGAGAAGACTACAAGCTTACGGCAGGGAGCAGAAACTTGTCGTTCAGTCAAAACCTTGCAAATGGATCTTACTTTGTTGTTAGTGAACAGATCAACCTGATTGCACCCGTTGGGCAGGTAGACCCAAGTGCAGGCACTCGCGTACCGTTGCTGCCCGCAACCAAAGAGTTTCTAGATGCTGTGTTTGGGTCTGCGCTATCCGCAAACAGAGGCCAGCCCAAGTATTTTTGCCCATTTAACGACACCTTGTTCCTTGTGGGGCCAGCGCCTGACGTTGACTACTACGTTGAAGTGGTGGGTACGGTTCGACCCGCTCCGCTATCAGCAGACGTGCCAGTCACGTTCATCAGCCAGTACTTGCCAGATCTTTTGATCATGGCATCCATGATCTACATTTCGGCTTATCAGCGCAACTTCGGCAGGCAGTCAGACGATCCGCAAATGGCGCAGAGCTACGAAAGCCAGTATGGCATGCTTCTCAAGTCTGCGATGGTTGAGGAGGCCCGCAAGAAGTACGAGGGTGCTGCGTGGTCATCTCAAGCGCCCGCTCCTGTAGCATCACCAACGCGAGGCTGATAAATGCCACACGCAAGTCTCAAGCTGATACCAGGTGTTGACCAAAACAGGACACCCGCCCTGAACGAGGCGGCTATTTCTGAAAGCAATTTGATCAGATTTGTTCCTGATAGACAGGGCCTTGGCCTTCCACAAAAACTTGGCGGGTGGACTCAGTTTGTCAACAACCAACAGTCATCTGTTGTGCGCGCGCTGCACTCTTGGGCTGATATAAACGGCGAATCGTACTTGGCAATTGGAGAAGAGGACGGTCTCAACATTGCAAATGCCAATGGCTTTTCATCTGATATATCGCCGCAATTCTACGAATATAATCTTCCAGTTTCAGTTGACACGGTTAGCGGCTCAGCAACTGTGTCAATTGACGATATTAATTCAAATATTTCGTCAAATGATGGCGTAAACATTCTGACTCCTATCAGCGTGGGCGGCATTATTTTGTTTGGATACTATCCCCCAATTGCCGTAAGCGATGACCAATACCAAGTTGTTGCTAGAAACATTATTGGTTTAGAGACTCCAGCAACAGCACCCGTCAGCAATGGCGGGGCTGTTCCTGAGTTTGTCACCACAAATGGCCAAGTCAACGTCAAAGTGAACTTTGCTAATCACGGGTACACTGCGGGATCAACGTTTGCCATTTTGGTTCCAGTAGTTATTGGCGGCCTGACATTATATGGTAATTACATCGTGCTTGAAAATCCCGCATTGACGGCGAATTACTTTTACATTGCGGCGGAAAGTGCGGCAACCTCAAACGGTACTGTGTCAATGAACGGCGGCAATGCAAGAATTGTCTATTACGTTGGCAAGCAGAACATACCACCATCGGGCGGCTTTGGTGACGGCCTCTTTGGCGCTGGTGGTTTTGGACTTGGCGTAACCTCAAGCGGTGGTCGCCAGCTTACCATTGCGTCAATATCAGCAGCCAGTCTTGTGGCTACGGTAACAGTAAATCAGGTCTTGTATGTCGCCCCAGGTACTGAAATTTCAATTACTGGCACCACAAATTACAATGGAGCGTTTGTTGTCACATCAGCAGTATCTGGTGCAACAAGTACATTTTCTTTTGTAGTGACAACAAATCCCGCGACCGAAGTGGCTGGCACTGTCACAACAAACTCGTGGGGTTTCCCACCAGGGGAATACAGTTCAGTCAGCCAAAACGTATCGGCCCCGCTTGATGTTACCGACTGGTCTTTGGACAACTGGGGCGGATTCTTGATTGCAAGCCCAACCAACAGTGGCCTTTTCTATTATGACACTATTGATGGCGGCGATCACGCAAACGTTATCCCCTACGCGCCAAGCGTAAGCGAGGGTTTCTTCGTGTCGATGCCAGAACGCCAAGTTATCTGCTATGGCACAACATTCAATGGCGTCAAAGATCCGCTGTTGGTGCGCTGGACAGACATTGGAAATTTCACCAGTTGGGTTGCCACAGTAAGTAATCAGGCTGGTTCGTTCCGCATTCCAAAGGGGTCAAAGATCGTTGGCGGCATGCAGGGGCCACAGCAGGGTCTCCTGTGGACAGATACCAATCTGTGGTCGATGCAATACATCAACCTACCACTGGTGTATTCTTTCAACGAGATTGGCGCTGGATGCGGCCTGATTGGCCGAAAGGCCATGGGTGTTATGACTGGCATCGTGTACTGGATGAGCCAGAGCCAGTTCTTTGTCTTGGCTGGTGGTGGCGTCCAGCCGCTGCCTTGTCCAGTCTGGGATGTCATCTTCCAAGACATAGACGAAGATTATCTGGAAAACATCCGCTGCGCCCCCAACAGCCGCTTTGGCGAAATCTCGTGGTATTACCCCACCATAGGTTCCAACGGCGTCCCAAAGAAGTACGTGAAGTACAATACCCTGCTTCAGCAGTGGGATTTTGGTACGCTGACCCGCACCGCATGGATTGACCAAGGCGTGTTTGGCCCGCCAATTGGCGCGTCTGACAATGGCATCATTTACCAGCACGAGACATCTCAAAATGCCGCTGGCGGTGCAATGGATGCGTATATCCAGACTGGTTACTTTGCCCTCAGTGAGGGTGACAATATGACCTTTCTTGATCAGGTCTGGCCAGACATGAAGTGGGGATATTACAACGGCCTAGACAACGCCAACGTCAACATTACCTTCTTCGCTGTGGACTACCCAGGTCAGACGCCCAGAGTTTACGGGCCGTATAGCGTCAACCAAGCAACAGAGTATATCTCGCCACGCATTCGTGCGCGACTGATCTCAATCAAGATTGCTGGCAGCCAAATCGACACATTTTGGCGGTTGGGAAATATCCGATACCGCCTCCAACCAGATGGAAAATATTGATGGCATCCCTGTCAGACATCCTCACCACCGCCAAGAACCTTGTCACCTCGGTGAACCAGCTTGGTCGGACGTATCTGAGCATCAATGGAACCACCAGATCGGCCACACTGACTACAACCACCTTGGTGAATAGGGGTCAGGGCAGGCTCGCTTCAATAAGTGTCGTGGTTGCTGGCAGTTCCGCCTGTGTGGTATATGATAGCAACGCAGCGGCGAGCCTAACTAGCCCATTGGCGTCGGCAACAAACGCCATTGGTGTGGCGGTGATCAACATGCCGTACAACAACGGCCTTGTTGTTGTGCCAGGCACTGGCATGACGGTCGTTATCTCGTACTCTGAAGGAGCATAAAATGGATCAGGCAATCGAGTCAGCCCTCAGAACGGCCCGCGCGCGTGGGGGCAAGACCAAGGTTCACAAGGGTGCCATTCACAGTTCCGTGGCGGGCCGCACAGACCACCTTCCTATGCATGTGGCATCTGGCTCCTACGTTATCCCCGCAGACATCATCTCCGCCATGGGTGAGGGTAATTCCATGGCTGGCTTCAAGGTCGCCAAAAACATCTTTTCTGGCAAGGGGCCATACGGGCAGAGCGGCATGCCATACGGGGCCAGCGGGCTGCCATACGGCGTTCCAGCCCCACGCAAGGCTGAGGGTGGTGATGTCGATTCAGTACCTATCGTTGCAGCTGGCGGCGAGTATGTGATACCGCCCGAAGACGTTGTTAAGATCGGCAAGGGTGACATAGATCACGGCCACAAAATTCTAGACGCATTTGTGAAGAAGATGCGCCACAAGACAATTAAGACTTTACAGAAATTGCCTGGCCCAAAGAAGGATTAAAGAATGGATGAGATTAAGGTTCGCATTGGCGTTGCGGAAGACTTCAACGAGATGATGCGACTGTCAATTGCTGCGACACAGGAAAATGCCTTCATTACGCCAGACCTTGGCCTGCTTGCAAACCAAGTGTACAAGTCCCTAATCCAACAGGGCGGCGCAGTGGGTGTGATCGGTGATGAGGTTGGCGGAAAGCTTGAGGGCGCAATCCTGCTCAATATTGGCCCAGTTTGGTACAGCGCGGAACCTGTCCTTGAAGAGAAGGCAATCTACGTTGACCCTGAGTACCGCGCCGCAAAGGGTGGCAGGGCGCGCAAGCTCGCTGAGTTTGCAAAGGGTATGGCTGAGGAACTTGAGCTACCACTTGCCATTGGTGTGCTGTCGAACAGCAGGACTGAGGCCAAGATCCGTCTCTACGAGCGAACCTTCGGCAAGCCTGCGGGTGTGTACTTCCTTTACAATGCAAAGACT